AATACAGAATCCAATTAGGAATTTTTCCTTAAAGGATTTCAGAAATTCTTACCGGTTTTTGTTGGTATGCTTTATACTCACTTTAAAACTACTTGGTTAGATCTATTAAAGACTGACCGTAGAGAAGCTATGAACTTATTAAAACTTGAAGTTTTCTTCACTAATAATAGTTCACCTTCTTATAAAGGAGTACCTGCTTCATCACCATATAGTTTGCTATCTGCCCTTTTATTATGGGGAAGAGATCCTACTTTGATCAAGTCTTTAAAAGACTGGACTCGTGGGACAAATTCTTTTATGTTTAATACTTGGTTCAACCAAGGACTTAAACATGTAAACTATTTGATTCAGGATAAACAGTGCATTAGAAACAATGGGCGATTAGGATTCAAGGAGGAAGCGGCTGGTAAATTACGAGTCTTTGCTATGTTAGACATTATAACCCAATGGGCTTTTAAAGGTCTACACAAACAAATATTTGAAATTTTACGCCTAATACCTCAAGATGGAACCTTTGACCAACTCGCACCTGTAAATCGTCTATAGGAATCTATTAAGAAAAGTGGAATTAAAAAACCTCTTTACTCTTTAGACCTTTCTTCTGCTACTGACCGGATTCCGGTCATTTTAGCTCAGAAACTATAGGCTGAATTTGTAGGTGACAAGATGGCTGAAGCCTGGAAGGTTATTTTAACCAAAAGGGATTTCCATTACCGGTATCAGCAAGAAATTTCTTCTGTAAGATACTCAGTTGGACAACCTATGGGTGCCTTAACCTCTTGGGCCTTGGGTTTAACTCTACTTCATCATGCTCTTATCCAGTACGCAGCTTTTAAAGCTAAACTTACTGGTTGGTTCTCTGATTATGCTCTACTAGGTGATGATATTCTTATCGCCAACGCTAGAGTAGCAGAAGAGTACCGTAGAATTTTAAATTCTATAGGAGTAGAGTGTGGTATTGCTAAATCCGTGGTCTCACGTAAAGGTACTGCCCTTGAATTTGCTAAACGGTTCATTTACCGCGGTGTGGATGTTTCACCGATTCCTCTAAAAGAAGTTTTAACTTCAGCTAGAGGTTTCGGACCATCTATGGAACTAGTTCGGAAATTCCGACTAGACCTTGCTGGTTACTTCCACTAGTTAGGTTACGGTTATAAATCTTAGTCTCGACTAGGAGCTAGCCTAATCAAACTACCTAAAAGACTGCGTAACACAATCTTGTCTTTCAGATCTGGTTTAGGAGGTTTCCCTCTTGTTCCAGTGTATGAAAGTAATCAAGATTCTGTTCGGCAATCTATTCTAGATCAATTTAGGAATAAACTCTTATATGATTAGGACAATAGTCTAAAGGTCTATGACCTTTATCCGAAAATCCACTCCATATACCCTTATTTTAGGGTCGGTCCTTCAGCATTATGCTATTACGGATTCGAAGAGAAATTACCTAAAAATGTTCTAGATAGTTTCATGGACAATAAGGCAATTCAAGATTAGGAATTTTCCAATCTAGAAGCTTACCTTTGGGTTTGCGAAACTTATGAATTATTCTACCATAAACATATGTTTTGGTAGTTTCATCATTTGATAGAGTAGCGTAAAACTATCGTTGAACTTAATTTAAGTTCTAACCGGTACGAATTATGTTATTCCAGATTGCTATATTTAGAGAGCGAGCTTAAAAAGCTTACTCCATTTAAACTAAATATATCAACTCGCAAAACTGAAGTAGTAACTTTTAGACCTAACTTTCAAGTTAAATCTTATAATCGACTACTTTTGAATCGCTGACTAGGAGAGATAATTAGTACGTAATTAACTATAACTTATGTAGGGTTACCCTTAATAAGTATTCGTTTCTAACGATAAAGGTTGGGTCACATTTTCATGTGTGTGGCTTGACGGATTTATGAGATTGGATGTTAATTCCTTATTTCTCATATGATGAGCAGTCAAATCCATTGATTGGGATTCCTATGTTAATAAGAGTAAAACAAATCTCACTAAATTCTATGAATAAGAATATTTCTTTATCTTTAGCAACTGATATTTAAATCTTTGAGCATAAGATGTTAATGAAACACTTTTATCTAAGATGTAATTAGAGAGATGTTAGGTTGATTACCTACCATTTTCGGGTTGTTTAGCCATAGCATGCTATAGGTCTAAATAAAATTTTTAAAAATCGTATCTAAACGTAACATTCATTGGAGAAACACCTTAAATGGTGGGGGTTCCTTT